GACTTACGCCCAAACATAAAAGACACAGAATTTAATATAAATGATGAAGACCTAAAGAATGGATATATCGGATATGCCAGCTGGGATTCAAAAATATCAATACCCCTTAGAAGCTAAACAATAATACTATGGCAAACACAATTAAAACAACCAAAAAGAGACTCCAAAGACTATTTTACATATTACACCCTTGGCTAAAACAAACAAAGAAAATATCTAACTATAGTAAGATATGCAATATGGATTATAATAAGATAAATAACGCTAAAAACTAACTCACACAATAGCCCACAATCAATTTAAATAAATAAGTAATACTATGACACTAAAAGAACAAGCATTTATAACTGAAACAGCTAAAACTCTAAACCCTACTAAAGCAGTAGAGAAAGTTTATAATATAGGAAGTCAAGGAGGAAGCAAGACTAAAGCACAAGCTAAATCAGTAGCAACAACAATAGCACATAAAAATATGACAAAGGTTGACATCAAAGAAGCAATGAAACCTATAGTAGAACAACTAGAGTTAGCTAGACAAAGAGCAATAGATAAATTAGAGCATACAGAATCAGATGCTAAGTATAGAGATTTAAACGATGGTATAGATAAACTAACTAAAAACATACAACTATTATCAGGTAAACCAACAGATAGACAAGATAACATTTTAAACGATGACCAAATTAAAACTATCATTGACCGAGCAACTAAAACTAGTCCAGAACAGAGCAAATAACCACCTTATAGACTTTAGTATAGCTACTAATCCCAAATATAAACCCAATTGGCATCATGAAGAGATAGCTAACGAGTTAGAACGCATAGAATCAGGGCAATTCATTAAAGACGGCAAGAAAATACTCATGGTATTCATGCCACCAAGACACGGCAAGAGTGAAGAGTGCACTATCAACTTCCCAGCTTGGTATCTAGGACGCAACCCAGATAAGGAGATTATAACAGCATCATATAGCTCAGACCTAGCAGTTAAGTTTGGAGGCAAGACTAGAGACCTAGTTAATGGCAGAACATATAAGAACATATTTCCTAATGTAACACTAAAGAAGGGAGAAGAAGGCAAGGCTGAATGGATGACTAACTCCAATGGAAGTTATGTATCTGTAGGAGTGGGGGGGGCTACCACAGGGAAGGGGGCTAATGTATTCCTTATAGATGACCCTATAAAAAATGCAGAGGAATCTGAGAGTGAAGTATTCAGAGAGAAGGTATGGGACTGGTTTCTATCAGTTGTATGGACTCGTTTAGAGCCTAATGGAGTGGTTATTATCATTCTAACCCGATGGCACTTAGATGACTTGGCGGGGCGTATACTCAAGAATGATGACTTTAAGAGCATATGTAAGATTATTTCTTATCCAGCTATAGCAGAGATTAACGAAAAGCATAGGGTGGTGGGGGAGGCACTATGGGACTGGAGGTATAGTGTAGAAGAGTTGGAGAGAAATAAAATTTTATTGGGTTCTAAGAACTTTGCTGCTTTATATCAACAACACCCAATTGCTGCGGAGAATCAAGAGTTTAAGCCACATTGGTTTAAGGAGAGTACCGAGATTAAAGGGCAGACACGGAGGTTTTTGACAGTAGATACTGCTATTTCAAAGAAAGCTTCAGCGGATTATACGGGTATATGTGATAATACGGTAGATACTTCTAATTACTGGCATTTGAAAGCTTGGAGGACAAGGGTAGACCCATTAGAACTGATAGACCTATTATTCACGCTACATCTCAAGAATAGGTATGAGAAGATAGGGATTGAAAAAACTATCTATTTGGACGCTATTAAGCCATTTTTAGACGAAGAACAACGGAAGAGAAACTCATTTCTACCAATTGTAGAGCTAAAACACAACCAAGTGAACAAAGAGATACGGATTAGGGGTTTAATCCCCCGCTATGAGTCAGGTTCTGTCTTTCACTTAAAAGGAGAATGTGCTGACTTAGAAGAAGAGTTAATGTCGTTCCCACAGGCTGTAAAAGACGATGTAAGCGATGCTACGGCATATCAGGTACAAATAGCCAGAAAGCCCTATGAACCGATTATAAGACGAATTTTCGGCTCATCAGAGGTTAAAAACCCAGCTCGATAAAGCGTAAAAACACGAGGGCTAAGATAAGCCATCTGGTATATTAAAATACAATCCTCGGTAAAAAGAGTACCGACACCACTTTAAGTCAATTATAGAACCATCGTAAAATAGCGTTTTTAGAAAAATATGAAAAAAAATATGAAAAAAATAAAAACAGGAACACCTGCAGGATATAAAGCAGGACTAAGTGGACGAAAGACCAGAAGCCAAGGACAAGGAAGAGGTCTTGGTAGAGGAAAAGGCAGTGGTCCAATAAACAGGCGTAAAAAATGAAATTATACAAATTAAAGGTCAAAATAGGTAAAAAAATGAATGGAAAGGTGTTTAACTTTACTTCAGACGACCCTGTTGAAGACCTTTTGAGCATAAACATAGATAAATTGGTAGAACCAGCGACTATAACTCTTGAAAAAGACGGGTTAAAAGCTACCAGACAATTACAATCTTTCAAAGCAAGAATGTGTTTTAATAATAAACTCCACGCATTTTATTTAATTAAAAATATGCACTGGATACTCAAATAATGGAAAAAACAACAGAAACAGTATACGAATATATCCTACGAGAAGAACAAGAGTTCAAGACGGGAATGGGAGTTCCTGTTGTAGACGGGTGGGATTTCAAGATGCACGAGCATATCCGCCTAACAACCCTTTACAAGTATGGGCAATTGTCCACTGGCAAAACCGACGACAAACCAGTAGAAAATATAATCCTCCCAATTCTAAATGTCGCTTATAGATTAGAAGATATTGATGTAAAAGACATTAAAATCTATGTAGATGACAAAAATCTCTTTCATAAGTCCTTTGTTCTTAAGAAATTTCACGCAAGATGGGCAAGAAAGTTTGAAATTGATACATTTTTAGACAGATTAAAGACAAGTTGGATTGATTTCGGACTAGCTCTTGTAAAAAACAAGGGAAAAAGCCCAGAAACAGTTCCTTTGCAGAGATTAGCTTTCTGCGACCAGACAGATATCTTATCAGGTCCAATTTGTGAAAAGCATATGTTCTCCCCAGACCAACTACAAGAAATGGCAGGACGATGGGATAAAGACAAGATTGAAGAAGCTATCATAATGGCAAGAGCTGAAAAAGAGAACTCACAAGTAACTAACCAACCACAAAAAACCCCAGGCAAGTATATTCCTGTTTATGAACTTCACGGAACATTACGAGAAGATTGGCTAAGAGATGATGGCGACCCAGAAAAATATGTCAAACAAATCCAAATAGTTACCTATTACGAGTCAGACGATAAACGAAAGAACGGAATTACCCTATTCAAAGGTCCAGAGTCAAAACCAGTATATGACGCTTCCAAGAGAGATGAAATTCACGGTAGAAACTGTGGATACGGGGGGGGAGAAGAACTCTTTGAACCTCAAGTATGGCATACATACTCACTAATCCAACTCAAAGAAATGCTTGATGTAGCTTCTCTTATGATTGTTAAGACAACTGACGCTGGATTAGCCAAACGACAAAAGATTACAGACCTTGAAAAAGGCGAAATGTTAGAAATCGCAAGTGGTGAAGATGCTTCACAACTTCGATTTGACCCAATTAACTGGGCAGCTTTCAAGGATTGGCAGAACGATAGGAAACTCTCGGCTCAAACACAAGGTTCAGCCAACGACCCACAACTCGGAGTAGAACCAAAATCAGGAACAGCTATGGGACTCCAAAGAACGACTATCGCACAAGGACAAGGTATTCACGAATATCGCAAAGGTATTATGTCCACTTTTATAGTCCGTCTTTATAAGAACTGGTTCTTAAAATACTTAATTGACGAAATTAACAAGGGAGATGAGTGGATGGAAGAACTCAGCCTCAAAGAACTTCAATGGATAGCCAAGAGAGTTTCTGACAATCGTGCTGAAAAGAAAAAGATAAGTTTAATTTTAAGTGGAAAATCTACTAACCAAATAGAAATAGACACTTACAAAGAACAAATCAAAGAACAGATACTAGGAGAAAAAGAACAATTCTTAACAGTAATGAAAGACGAGTTCAAAGATGTTCCTATTGATATCAAAGTCAATGTAGGGGATAAGCAAAAAAACCTACAAGGAGAAGCTGGAACAATTATGGACTTTATAAAAGCAATTATTTCAACAGGTGGAGCTATGCTTCAATATGATGGGATGGACGACCTTCTAAACCAAGTAATTGAATATATGGGGTTAAATCCAGTAGATTTTTCTAGTATGGGTCAACAACAAAATCAATTAACGCCTCAACAGGCACAACCACGGGCAGCTCAAACTGCCCCAGTGGCACAATAATATGATATTAGAACAATTATTCAACGATAGAGAAAAAGAAGAAATTAATAGATTTGTAAATAACCCAACAATGTTAGAAGCTGTTAAAAAGGTTATTTTATCAGCTGTCTATTTTGATGGAACAATTCGCAAAGAGGGTATCCCAGATACAGCAGAAAACTTTGCTTTAGGATTAGCAGTTGTCGCTACTAATGATATGAAAGTTACTGACGCTAAATTAGGAAAAGAATTAAAGACAGCATTAGCAGCAGTTCAGATTTTAGAAAAGGGGTTTTTAAAACTTCAAAGATTTAATGAAAAGAAACCTAAAGAAAAAGTAGAACCTCATAATCAAGCTAGATAAAAAGGTCGAATAAATAAATTAAAAGAAAAAAATATATATGAATGAAAATTCAAAATTATTACCAGCAATACTTATAGTCGGTATATTTGTTATAGCAATCTCAATGCCAGTATTTTTTATTGCTAAGGAAATATATCAAAATCAACCATTAGGTAGTGTTGAGGTAACCAATGAATATCAAGCAACCAGCACAGCTCTTATGACTGGGACATTAATTAAAGCAACTGAATATAATCATCTTGTAAAAGCATCTACATACGGTTCAGCTACACTAGGTTCAATCGTAATTGCTTCAACAACAGCACACGCAATGAATATCTATAATGCTACATCAACAGATGCAATAGTTAATGGTGATGGCACTTTCATAACTAGATTATCTTCTTCAACACCAAGAGGAACATATACATACGATATTGAAATGAACGCAGGAATAGTTGTCCAATTACAAGCTGGTTATGCAGGAGATTATGTTGTTACATATAGGTAAATAAATTAATATAAAAAAATGATTAATCCATTAAAAAAATTAAAAGATAAAATTCAGGAAAAAGCAGAAGCTAAGGCAGACAAAGTTATTGCTAAAGTTTCTATAAAATCAAAGGTCGCAATTAAAAAAATTAAGAAAGTTAAGAAAAATGACAAAAAAAATAAATAATGGGGTATTCTACGTAGCAATCTCATTAGTTGCAATATTAGCAGTTGGCACAGTCGCATTGGCTTACGCCATAACAAGCAATATCAATGTAGAAGGTGATTACAACAACTACGAAGCAACTCAAGAGTCTGCAGAAGTTAATCTTGGAGCATTTCCAGGACCAGATGTTTACAGTGATGTAAATGTTCATGGTAAATTAGTTGATGGTGGTAAGATTCAGAACGCTAGTACAACCCTAACAACTAATATCACTTTAACAGCAGCACAAGTTTGTGAAGGTTCAATTATCACAGTTAACAGTGCAGCTACAACAGCAACAGTATCAGCTGCAGCTTTAACAGTTACTCTACCAGCAACTTCAACTTTATGGACAACATGTCTTAAAGAAGAAGGAGCTCACGTATCGTTTTTCTTTGCTAATCTATCTCCAACAGCAGCTTCCACAACTGTTATAACAGCAGGAACTGGTATGGACTTATTAGAGCCAGACGACGGAGATGCATTTGATGTAGCAATAGCAGGTGGAGCAAGAGCAAAGATTGATATTTATAGACAAACAGCATTTGAGTCTAACTTAGATGCTTATGTTACAGTTATAGACTTTAGTGCAGCCGATTAATTAATTAAATTGGCGGAGAATAAACGCCTAAAACAAATCTATGGAAATACAAAAAGGGGTGGACACCTCAAGTCCAAAGGTTGATGGCAACAAGTTTCCAAAGTTGGCTAAGGCAACAGAACTTGCGAACAACTACAAAATTCGTGCCGAAAAAGCTGAAGCTGAGAATAAGAAAATTAAAGCTAAAGCACCTGAAGTTAAACCTTCTAAAAAGTCAAGTAAGAAAACAAAAGGTTTTGACTATGGTCAGTTGGCTTACCTCGAAAGCAAAGGGGTTACCAACGAGAAAGACCAAGAGTATCTACTTGCAGAAGTAGAGAATACAGGTAAGGAATTAAAAGATGTTCTTGAATTCAAATATGTTAAAGAAGAGTTAGCAGGATTTAAGGACGATAGAGCATCAACTGACGCTATTCCAGATGGGACTAAGCGTTCAACACAAACTTCTCGTGATAAAGTTGATTATTGGATAGCTAAGGACGAAATGCCTCCAGCTGACCAACAACAACTTAGACGAGATTATGTAAACGCTAAAATCAAAAAAGCAGAAGATAGCTCTAAATTTACTGATAGACCTGTTGTTCAATAGAAGGTCGATGGTCAAAATCGTAGACTAATCAAATTAGATTTGTAAGTCTTTAAGATGAACAATTCTAATCACCAACACAGTTGCATCAACATGGTTATATCCTGAAGAGTGGACAACCAAACTTCAGGAACGATTAGACTATCCAACAAACTGGAAGGATGTTTGTCGAGTTGAATACACAAACTCAAAGGTTTTAATTAATCCTTATATGTCAACTATCCCTTCCTTACAATCTCATACTCGTGGGACTGCCTATACTCATCAAACGTTAGTAATAACGACTGATAATATTACAATCGACCAATCAGCAAACTTACCTATGTTTGTTGACCGAGCTGATGAAGCTCAGACTCCATATTCAAAGCAAATGGAGATGGCTGATTTACAAGGCACTCTTATCAACGAGGCTTATGAGAGTTATATGTTAGCAGCTCACGCTTCTTTCACTAACTTCACAAATGCTTCAATCGGTGGAGGAGCAGGAACTATTACAGTTTCCGCTTCAAACATTGATGACATTATTCGTGGAATTAAGAGAGAAATCGGAGAAGCTAATGGACAAGCATTGATGGATAGGAATGGAGCTTTCATTGTCTGGCGTTATGCCGATATGGAATTGCTAGAGCAGTTCTGTCAGGCTAGAATATCATTGGCCTGAATAAATCCTTTTTAATTGACTTGGAAGCCCGAATACAACGGGCGACAGGGGGCAAGCAAGCGAAAGCTGTGCAGCCTGAACGACTGAACAAAGGGACTTTGAAAATTATTTTCAAAGATGCGACAGTCTGAACATCTACTATAATTGTACATTGAAAATTTAATTAAGATATTGACTAGATAAGTTTAGTTATGCTATGATTAGTATATGAATAAACAACAAAAAATTAAAGCATATAATCGTGAATGGAAACGAAAAAAGTATGCTGAAAATCCAAAAAAAGCGATAGCACAATCAAAAAAAGCTTATGAGAAAATAAAAAAAGACCCAGAAAAATTAAAGGAATATAAAGAATACCATAAGGAATATAATAAGAAATATGGCAAAGAGTATAGAGCGACAGAAGAATATAAAGCTCGTAGGCGAAAAACAGCAAGAGAGTGGTATAGGAAGAATGCTAAACGAATATATCAACAACGAAGAAAAAGACCATACGAAAGACTTGCTTCAGTTATTAGGTCAAGAATATACGACACTTTAAAACACGGATATAAGTCAGCAAAGACAGAGGAGTTAATCGGAATTACGATTAAAGAATTAAAAGTATATATTGAAAAGCAATTCAATAGTGGTATGACTTGGGATAATTATGGATTTTATGGTTGGCACATTGACCACATAATTCCATTATCAAGTTTTGACTTAACAAAAGCAGAAGAACAGAAAAAAGCATTTCATTATACAAACTTACAACCACTCTGGGCTAAAGAAAATATGCACAAGGGTTCAAAAATCTTAATTAAGTTTAGAAGGTAGAGAGAGAAATCCGAAGCGGTTTCTCCCCTCATTATGAGGAGTAACAAATTTGAATGGTTTTAACTTAGCAGACAAAGCTTTGAAAGACGGTGTTCAGGGCGGTTACTACTTTATGGGAATGTATCATTATGTTTCCAATTCTCACACATCAGGACATTTGTTCGGAGGTGTAAGAAAACTATTCCACTTAGGTATCTTAAAAGCTACCAACGGTCAAGTAGTTATTGATAGTGAACCTGCCACAGCAGACGGTCCTTTATCAGGAACAGGTATTGTTTCTCGTATGGACTGGGCATACAAAGTATGGACTAATGTTTTGCCCGTGCTTTTTGATATAACTGTTAGTTAGACAATAAACTAACAATTATGTCAAGTAGGGAGGGGAAACTCTCCCTACAAATGCCGATTAAGTCCAATGGTTGGACGCCAGCCCTGTAAGCTGGAGGTAGGTGGTTCGATTCCATCGGTCGGCTCAAAAATAAATATTATGGGAACATATAACAAAATTGGAGAAGTTACTCTAACAACAAAACCACCACAAGAACCAGAAATGCCACCAGCAATCCCTAGACCAAAACCTAGCAAGGATATTAATTATGATGATTATAAGCCAGAAGTCAGTCAAACAACATCAGCAGCAAAGTCAGGAGAGGTAATCATAGAACCAACAAACCTGATTTTAATAGGCACTACCTGTTATAAGACAATTCTTTTCAGGACTGCTTGGTCTTTAATGGACACCCTCAAAAGATATCCTAATACAGAGATGGCTTTTCAAAGTGGAGTATTTGTTCACGAAAACGCCAATCAATTGGTAGAACTCGCTAAAAGCAAAGGAGCTTCTCATCTTTTACTAATAGAACACGACATAGTCTTCGAACCAGACACACTAGGACGGCTTCTAGCACACGATAAAGATGTAGTCGCTGCTCCATATTCAGGACGAAAACTTCCAAGAGAACCATTAGTTTATCAGCAAAATAATCCAGGAGAAGAACCATATATGATGAGCTATGATATGTTTCCAACAAAACTCTTCAAAGCTTATGGAGTTCCTACTGGTTGTACCCTTATAAAAATGAGCGTCTTTGACAAATTAACAAAACCCTATTTCTTCTTTGAGTATGATGAACAAGGGAAAATGTTAATGAGTCAAGATATATATTTTAGTAGAAAAATAAATAAAGCTAATATGGAGTGTTTCGTTGACCCTACAATCCAAGTAGTACATATCGGGAGTTACGACTATTAGTGGTATAATATAGGTATATGAAAAAAGGATTTAAACAAACAAAAGAGCATATAGCAAAAAGAGTTGCAAAGCAACTTGGACAAAAACGCACCAAAGAACAAAGAAAAAGAATGAGTTTAGCGGCAAAAAGATACTTTGAGAAACACGATAATCATTGGAAGGGCAAAAAAAGAGTTGACCAAGAATATCTTAAAAAGATAAGTGAAGCACATAAAGGACAACATAGTTCACCAGCAACAGAATTTAAAAAAGGGCGAATTAATCCAAATAAAGGGAAACCTAATCCATCACAAGGTGGAGAAAATCATTATAATTGGCAAGGTGGTATAACTTCTAAAAATAATACAATAAGACGTTCAATAGAATATAGACTATGGAGAGAAGCAGTATTTGCAAGAGATAATTTTACTTGTCAAGAATGTGGAATTAGGGGTGGTGATTTAGAAGCTCATCACATTAAGTCATTCGCTAGACACCCAGAACTACGAGTTGCTGTTGATAATGGATTAACTCTTTGTAAAAAATGTCATAATAAAACTAAAAAATATGGTTCTAAAATAAAATAAAATTATGAAACTATACGACCCAATAACAAAAGACAGCATAGTCCACGAAGTATTTCGTAACTGTGGAGCAAATGCTAATACATATACAATAAGAGATATAATCGCCAGAGTAAATTCGGCTCTGGACAGATTTTGTCATCTCGCCTTTCAAGTAGATGGGCGATGGAGTTTTGACGATATAAACGAGTCATCTGCTCCAATAGATACTCAAAACATTGTAAGTGGAACAAACGAATATAAGTTCTCTGACTTTACAGAAAAGATTATCAATCTAATCAAACTCACGGTTTTAGACGGAGATGCCGTTGAGCAGAGTTTAACTGTAGAGAGTATGGATAGTTTAAGCCAACCATTTACAGAATTATATGATAGTTCAAATACAGGAACACCAACTCATTATTTGAAGTATGGTGATTTTATTTATCTAAGACCCTATCCTGATTATAGCGAGGCTAATGGATTAAGAGCTTATTTTAATAGACCTGCTTCAAAGTTTGACTTTAATACTATTGCTATAAGTGGCGATGCCTTTACAGCAGTTGCCAATGGATTAAGTGTTAATGATACTGTTATGCTTGAAACAGACGGAGCATTACCAACAGGAATATCAGTAGATACAGTCTATTATGTAAAGACTATTGTATCAGCTGATGTTTTTAACATAGCAGCAACAAAGGGTGGAACAAAAATAACTACAACTAATTCTGCTTCAGGTATTCACTACTTCACAGAAACTTCTAAATCCCCTGGAATACCAGAAATATATCAACCATATCTCGCAAGGCACGCTTCTTTGCCGTATCTGATTGAAAAGAATTTGCCACAAACAGGAGCAATAGCTTCTCAAATACAACTAGATGAATTAGCTATTAAAGATTACTTCGCTAATAGAGATAAAGATGTAAGAAATATAATTAAACCAAAAATAACACCTTTTAGAT